GAGGAAATACTAGAAAGGCTAAACTTTAAAACTGTTCTTTCTATATGGACGTCTTCGCCAACCCAAATTTCTTGTAGTGTGCCATAATTTTTCGCAGATACTAGATAACCGCTTAAAAAATGGGCATCGGCAACAGAATAAAGAGTGGTTGCTAAGGCCATATTAGTTTTGTCGGCACTCTAATATTACAAAGACATCAACCGCCGAGCTAATAGCGGTAATATCAAGAGTAATGGTTTGTCCAGCGGTAATACTGCTACTATCAAAAGAGGTGCTAGAGCCAACCGAATCGCCCACCCCAGCATAAGTGCCGATAGTGGTTGTCCCTCTTTTCAATCTAACCGTAGCCGTTCCCGAAGTGGTTTTATACCAAATTTTAACCGCCGTTAGATTTTGGGGGGCGATATACTGCATCCCTTGTGAGTTGCCAGTCGCCAATGTTCCCTTTAATCCAAAAGCAAAAGCCCGATTAAATTTAACTAGGGCCGTATCAACTCCATCATGGTCATGTTCAACAACATCAGCCCGAAGATTGTTATATTGGGTTGCGGTGGCATCATTGCCAGTGGCAACGTCAGAACTATTTAATGCCATACTTTTATTATATCAAACAGTCGTATCAGAAATAGTAATTTCCCAATCCAAGGTTAAGGTTTCCGCATCGGTTTTAGCCTTATCAATATTAACTCTAGCAAATAGGATACCGCTATCAGTGGTTGCCGTTGCGTCATCGCCAAATAAACCACATTCTTTTAGGGTCGCATTACCCTCGCTGGTAGAGAAAAAAGTTCTAAACCTTGCTGTAACTCCATCATAGTCTCGAACCGAGATTTGCTTTCTAAAAACTTCCGTCTGTAAGGCAGTGTCCCCGGCCGCTGGAACATTAGTGCCAGTTCCCAAAGCACAATAAGTAATAGTAGCAATCGTAGAGGGGTTATCGGTTCCCGATAATCTTGAAGCAATACTTTCTAGCCCAACAGTCGGCACCAGATTGTGTCTTTCTTCCCGGTGGGTTATCTGCCCCTCTTTATTTCTAAAGGTAGCGATAACGTTTGCCTTAATGGTGATATTTTGTTTTATTTCCATTGTTCTAGGTTCCATTTGAAACTGCCCCACCTTGCATCGGGAGTCGCCAAGTCGGCTGATTCTAAGCTTTCGGCCACCCCTATTCCCTGTTCATCTGGCTCAAATAATTCATCGACTACCTCATCAGGGTCAACCGCTATCATATTTTTATCGGCCTCTAATAATTTTATCAAAAATTTAATAATGCCGACACTCTCCGCTGAAGCCAAAGCCACCCGATATTCAAAAGTCCCTCCCCCTTGACTTTTGGCCGTTACCCGTCTAATTAAATAATCATCGTTAATTCCGTATTCAGATAAATTAACTGTTAAATATTGCCCAGCCCTGAATCCGTCGGTTCTAGTAGTAAATTCCCCGTCAATAATAGTTTCCGCATAATCAGTTAGTTCTGCTTTAGCCCTATCCCTGGCATCATCTTCTGTTTCAATCTCATTATCAGTGATTAAATACTCAAACATACCATTATCTTCAATGGAGTCCTTATCTTCTACCGCCACCAAAATCGGTACGTCATATTTAAAAGTAAAAGTCATTACCGTGCTGGCCGCTGGGGCGGCGTCAGTTTCAACATATTTTTCCTGATAAGAAACTAAATAATCATAATCATCAAGTGAGTCGATATTTTTAATCCCCACCGTTTTTGAATTAACCCCCTCAGTTACTGTTATATCGTGGGGCTTATGAGGCAAATAAAAGACCGTCTGCTCGCCGTCAGCTACCTGTTTAATAGTAACCGTATCAGACAAAAAGGTTCCTCCCCGAACATAAACCCTATTCCTGATATTGGTATTGGTTTTTTTAATATTTAAGCCAGAATAGCGGTTTTCCGCTTCAGTAATATTAAAGGGGGCCACCTCATTGTCAGAAGCAAAATAATGTAAATCTTTATCAAAATCTAAATACCAGCTTCGGCCTGTTAATTGGCAAATTTTCCTAAAACACTCCGAAGGTTGTAAATAATTAAAATTAATTTTACTAAAGGTAACATCTTCAGTAACATTGGTGGTTGAAATTCCCTCACCCTGACAATAGCGGCCTACGATATCCTCAATAATAAACTTATCAGTTTTATCCTGATATGATTCAACCACTAGTTGCCTGTCTAGTCCCCGAGTGTAATCAGTAGCCTGAATCGAATAAAAAACCTCTCCCTCTTTCTTTAAATGCGAATTAATAATATAACCGCCGAATAATTTGGAACCGTCTTCAGTAACAACAATTTCCTCATCTACTCCCGGTTCACCCAATTCATCTTTATCAACAAAATTAGCCCACATTTGGGCCGGCTGGCTCCCAGCTATGGTTTGAATCGTGATAGTCCGGTTAATAAAACACTCTGTTCTATCAGTTCCGTCAACTGTTATTTCGTAGCTCATCTTCTTACTACCGCTAGTTTTTCAATAATCTTATCGCCCATTAATTCTGCCATTCTTGAGGCTGATTGTTCATCGGC